TCTTAGATCTAGGGTCAATTTCAAGATTCATTTTGTCTTCTGACGGAATCTCAACAATTTTATCTAATTTTTCCATATTTTCTCCTTAATTATTTTATTTTAACTGTTTTTTTAGTTTTTGTCACTATCCTTTACGCATAATTTCAATATTTGGCATCATTGAATCAGAACTTGGTAATGTTTTTGATAAAACAGTCTTCTCAATAGATGTATCAGCACGTAATTTTGCTAATTCTTCGTTTTGTTCTAGTTTTTCATCTTGATTTTGTTGATTCATCATTGCTTTCATCTTGTCAAGATCCATTTTTTCTTTACCTTCACGTTCTTTTCTATCATTTTCCATAGCTCTAAGATCTAATTCTCTAGATCTTAGTTTAGCAATAGGATCATTATCAAATTGTGAAGTAATTTTCTTTTCTTCATTTAAAAATTCTTCCATCATGTCAGAAATTAACTGTGCTTTTCTTGATTCTATCTTTTGAGTCATTTGCATAGCTTGCATTTGTATCTGTTGAGCCATAGCAGGGTTTTGTTGAGCCTGCATTTGCATCTGTTGCATCTGTTGTAGCTCATCTGAGTACTCTAATTCAATTTGTTCTTGAGCCATTAAACTAATATGTTCAAAAATATTTTTTTCTAATGACGCCATAACCATAGGATTGTTTCTTGCCATGTTAGTTTCCATAAAACTCAAGTGTGCTGAGATATGTGATCTATGATTTTGACCTGGAAAGGCTTGAAAAGGTTTACCACTCAAAGCTGCAATGTGTTCTAATGCAGGATCTTGTGGCATTGGCTGTTGTGGTTTTACCAAAACACTATCAATATTTTTTACACCAAGTGCTTCATACATATTTCTATATGCAGCATATAAGTTGTGCATTTGTGGATTGGATGTTGCCAGTTGGAGTTCCGTCTGCGCGAGGGAAATACGCTGCGTTTGAGAAAAAATGTTGGGGTCAGCAACTGGCAATATATCTACTCTATCATCAAAATCAGATTGCATAATCATTCTTTGACCCCCAACTACATCATACGGATATTGTTGTGGTAGATATAATTTGAATACTCTAGCCATTAATTTAAATTCATTTTTAAGAGCAGAGTAAATTCTTTTGTGAATTGCAGACATAGTTCTTGAACCACGCTCAAGAAGAGCTACTGTTGTTCCGACGGCTGCTTGTTGATTACCATCACCAACTTGTAAATCAGCAATCGATGCAAATCTTTGACCTGCTTGAACAACTATACCCATCAAACTTAATAGAGTTTGACTTGGTTCTTTAAATGGTAACATCATAAATGAATCTCTTAGATTACCACCTGGTGCATCTACATCTCTAAACTCACCTGGTTGAATTGATTGTGCATCATCTCTTATTCTAATACCACGCATTTTGAATCCAGCTGGCAGATTAGATAACGTTCCCGCATCTAATAACTGTCTTAAAGCTGCGGTCGCTGTTCTTGACAGTCCACCAATCATGTGGATTAAACCGAAACCATAAAAACCTAAACCCGGTAAAAATTTAAAATGTACAAAGTATTGTACTTTGTTTTTTAGTGGATCACCTATTTCATAATTTCTTTTTATAGATAGAATCTCTCGTGATCCTTCTTCAATTGTTACAATATAAGGTATTTTAATTCCGGACGGCTCACCAGTCTCTGGATTAGTATCTTCAAAACCTTCTAGATCTAAATCCACGTGACACTCTAATAAAGTAAAAATATCTTCGTTAGAAGTTTTAGATGTACCTTCTAATTCTCTTTCTTTTTTCTCTACATCTGTTTCTTTGTGTCCAGGTTTACCTACATCTATGTCTCTATAAAAACCTGCTACTTGTTGTTTACGTAATTCATTTTCAGAAATTTTTATTCGATGAATAATTGCTTCCGCATCATCTAATGAGGTAGCTGTGTACGGAACAATTAAATCATCTGCTGGAACAAATTTAGATACTGCTCTTTGTTCCACTTCATCGTAGTATACTTTTTTAAAAGTACTACCTGAAAGAGGTAAGTGAAATAACATAGAATCAAACTCAGGTTCGTACTCCTTCATTTTTTCCATGATTTGATAATTCATAAAATCTTTAACACGTGATGCCTGTTGAACTTTTTCTGGAGTTTGTAATCCAAGTAGTTGTGTTCTAACTGGACCATCGGCTGGTAATAGTTCTTTATAAGCTAGTGCTTGAAATTGTGTGACTGCTTCTGCTAATACTGGGTGAGTTGCACCAGATGCACCACTGAATGGTTCTGATCTATTGTCATATTTAAATCCTAATAAATCTAATCCTGATGTATAAGTTTTTTCCCAATCTTTTCTTGATGAAACATAGTCTTGATATTTAGATGAAAGATCTGAACTTAATCTACCTAACACTTCATCAGGTAAAAATTCTGCAAGGTTTGCATAGTGCTCGTCACCACCTTCAGGAGATGCTGCGGCTGGATCTAAATTTATATCAACAGATCCGTCTTCATTTTCTTGAATATCAACTGGGCCAAGAGATTCTTCTTGTGCTTCAGTTTCTTCAATTACTTGTTCTTGTATTTCCTCTTCTCCAGGAATTTCAAATTCTTTTCTGACTTCGTTGGGAAGTGCTTTGTCTATATCCGCCATTTATTTTTTCTCCAGATTGTTTGACTGTTTTAACAGTATTATACTTAATATTCAAGCCCTGAGGCGTGGGTCCGGCTTCAGGGGGCAGTAAGTGTTTCTTTGGGTATTTATTCGTCATAAGTGTATTTCTTCATATCTTCTAAATCTACATCATCTATAAATTCTTCTACGTCTTTTAACTTGCCTTCTGCATCAGGTCTGGCTGTTGCTTCATTATAAGTCATGCCTCCGGTCTCAGGGTCTACTTCTAATTCCATCTCTATGTCTTTTTCTAACATGTCACCTTCTTGTTTTCTTTTTTTAACTGTTATTTTGTTACCTTGCTCTGTAATAACAAAATCATCTGCTTGATAAACATCTGCAAATTCATCTGATCTATTACCAGTAAAATATTTCATTCCTGTTGCTTCAGCTTTTAATTTAACTTTAGCAATAAGGTCCATTATAAAATCAGGAATACCTTCGGCAGTTCTTCTAACTGTTTCTATAACAGCTGGAGCAACTTTTACAGCAGGTTTAAAAAATTTACCTAGAATGGGAATAGATGCAAGACCTCCTGCAATTTTCATAAATTTTCTTTTGGAAGGATCATCTGGTCCATCTGCAAAACCTTGTCTAGAAATTAATCCACCATTAGCTGCCATAATTCCTTCAAATGCTTCAGGATCTCCTCTACGCATTTGTCCAACAGCTTCTTGTTTTTCTTTTCTAAGGAGTTCCTCTCTTTGTTCATCAGTTAGAGATTCTAACAATTTTTTTCTCTCTAACATATATTTACCACCTTGATAGATACCTTCTCCCGCTAATGTCGCAATTCCTAAAGGTGATGCAACTCTTGCAGCACGCATTGCCATTTTTGGTGAAAGACCTAAATTTAAAATTCTTTGAAGTATTTTATTTTTTGTAAACGCTTCTGTTCCTTTAACAAGACCTGGTGCAAAAGCAGCTTCGGCTCCTGCAGTTAATCGTCCCTCTGTTGTTCTTGGATCAAAAGTTCCATCCAATGCTTTTGTTGATGCAACAACACCTGCTGGTGTAGTTAGAGCAAACTTACCTATTTGTCCGGCAAACTTTCCGAAATCTTTTAAACCTTGCTTTAATAAAGCAGGATCGGCCATTGGATTAGAAAATAATTGTCCTGATCTTACCGCAGGTAATCTTGAATCAATTAAATCTTTAACTGCTTGGTCATCTCCCTTTTTAACTAGTTCTACAGCTTTTTTTAAATTAGGTTGTTTAATTTTAGCAACATCTTTTTTAGGACCTGCTGCTACAAATCTTACATAGTTATCTATTGTATTTCCTAATCTTTTTTCTACATCAAAATCTACAGCTTTTAAGTTTGTTTCTTTAATTAAATTTTTACTTAGATTATATTTAGGTAATTTATTTCTTTTAACTGTTTTTAATTTTATAGCTACATCATCATATATTTCATTAATAGTATTTAAAGATTGTTTAGCTGTTTTATTATCACCTAATTTAGCAGCCTCTTTAGCTGTTCGTAATTCATTTTTAATTGTTTTATAAATATTATTTTTTGCTTTAGCACCTAAAACATTAAAGTTAAAATCTTGTGTAGTAATACCTACTTTTCTCAAAGCATCTGGATCTTGAGTAATTGTTCCAGGAGTAATTCCTTGAAAATGTTCAAAGCTTGGAGTTAATGATGTAGGCACATTAAATGCTCCTCTTACTTTTGAAAACTGTATTGCTTTTTTTAATCTTGCATCAACTTGAGCAGGTGTTAAATCTTTATATGTATTAGGATCTAAATTCATTAAATCTTTTTGTGCTTTTTTATATGCTCCAAAACCTTTTTCAGTTTTAGGTGTAGAACCTTTTGGTCTAGTTCCTTTTACTACTTCTTCAATATTTCCTAATTTTTTTTGAGTTAAATAGTATCTATATAGCTGTGCATTTTTAGCTTTAGTTATTTTATTATCATAGGGAAGGCCAGTAATCTCAGTAGCCATTTGTGATATAGTTTTTTTATTATAGTTATTAGCAAATAATTTTTCTTCTTTTGGTGTTAAACTTGTAGTGCCACCTTTTTCTACTTTAACTATATTTGATTTTATTTCTGGATTTAATTTTTCTAAAGATTCATTTATGAGATAAGCATCAGGTAAAGTTCCAGTTTGTTCTTTAACAAGTTTTTGAATATTATCTACATTTAAAGGATATTTTTGATCTGGATATAATTTTTTATTTTTATTAAAATCTTCTATGTCCTGCTCTAAAATATTTTTAATTATATTTCTTCTTTCAACATTTATACCTCTAGTAGTTCTACCATCTATTTTAGCAGATCCTGCTTCAGCAAATTCTTTTCTAGTTTTTGTTTGAGGTGTAGATGATCTTGTTAACCAAGACATCATTTGATTGTAGTTTGCTATCTTATTTACTTCAGACATTAAAGTCCCATCAAATAATTTAGGCCGCCTTGTGCATTATCTTTTCTAGTTTTTTTAAGACGTTGGAGAATACTAATTACCTCATCAGTTCCTTTTCCTTCTTCAACTAATTTCATAGCTTGATCAAGTGTAGACAATGCGTCAGCTTTGTTTTGTGGATTAGGGTCTTCTATAATTTGAGTTAATAGTTCTTCATCAATACCTGGATATTTTTGTCTTAACTTAAATCTTTCTGTCATTTTAGGCATCATGTCTTCACCCTCAGTCTCATCAATAAATTTCATAACTTCTTCGTCAGTCATTCCTTTTGAAGGATTTTTAGGAACACCAATATCAAACAAACCTTCCATCTCTATCATTTCATCTATATTTTTTAATCCTCCACCTCTTTGATCTATTTCAATTAATTCTTCTGCAAGGTTATTAACATCATTTATTGAATCACCAAAAGTTTCAGAAAAAACTCCTATTGGATCTCTTCCTTTTGGTATCTCAATATTTTTTCTATCTAATATTTTTCTAGCAATTGTTCTTGTAAGTCCTTCAGCTAATTGTAAACCTTGTTTAGGTTTATACATTGCTTCCCGCTCTTTCATGATGTCGTCAATTTTTTTAGAAGCATTTTCTATTCTATCCATAATAGTTCCTGATGCCTGACTCGGTGACTCTTCTACTCTTTTACCTCTTTTGTCTACACCCGGTTTAAATGATGCTTCAATAACTTCACCTTTAGTTTTAACTTTACCTTGGCTTAAAGATTCAATTCCTTCTTTTTTTTTAAATGGGATTACGTTTGAAGGTTTAGTATTACCTGCATCAAAAGCATCTTTAATTTGATTTTTGTATCTATCAAATTTTTCACCTAACTCTCTTCGTGCAAGTCTATAAGCATCATCAAGAGATTTAATTCCACCTGATTTAGTTAAACTTCTAATTGCTTGTAATAATTTTATGACTGGTCCCATCAATAATATGTCCTCTGTTTTTGTGGAAGTGGTTCATCCTCATAGTCTTCTGGGTGTTGAATCAATCCACCTTGTCTAAATCTCATCACTGCTTGAGTCATAGAATCAACTAAATCGTCATGATCCCCAAAAGGAAAAGCGGCACATTCTTCTATAACTTCCTGTGCAAACTCCATTTCTTTAGGAGCATAAATCTTCCCTGACTCAAACAACGGCGAAACGCTGTTTACCCTTGTATGTTTATCATTACCTTTAGAGGGTGAGAAGTTTATAACAGGTATGCCTAGTTTTCGCAACTCATATGTTAAAGGAAGCCCTGAAGCTTTAGACTCAATAATTACTGTTTCAGGATTCCAGTAGCCGTACTGATCCATAGCAATACGTCTTAACTCTGGAAATTCATATCGACCTTTGAGTGCATCTACTAAAATTAAACAAGGACCACTATCCTCAGATGGAGTAAACACTCCCCAAGTAGTAATAGCAGAGTAGTCGGCAGTTTGTTTTTTCATAAATGCTGTATCATAAGATTGTATAACATGTTCTAGTGGAGGAAGATCGCCTTCCCAATCTTGCCACCATTCACGTTTGATTAATGCTCCTTCTTCTCCAGTTGGGTTCTGCATGTATTGTGCATTCCATTTAGAAAGAGGTATTGAAGCACGAACACTTTCTAAATCCTTAATGTTCCAGTATTCCGGCCACAGGGGATCACCACTTGGTAAGATAGCGGGAAATTCAATTACTTCCCACTGGTCGGCCTTAGGTTCTTTTTGTGCTCTAATCAATCGTCCTGCTAAATCTTTTTCATTCCATCTTGTCATTACAATTACAATTGTTCCACCAGGTTGAAGACGTTGACGTGGACCAGATGTATACCACTCATAAGTCCTATCTAACGCTTGAGCATTCATTGCGTCTTGTTCAGTATGTGGATCATCAATAATCAAGAGATCGGCACCACGGCCTGTAATAGCAGAACCGACACCAGCAGCATAATATTCTCCACCTTGTTCTGTTTCCCACTTTCCAGCAGCTTGAGAATCTTCTTTAAGTCTTGTTTTAAATACTTCTTTATATTCAGGTGAGTCCATAAGTTGTTTTGCTTTACGACCAAATCTTACAGATAATTCAGTTGTGTTAGTTGATTGAATAATTTTTAGTTTAGGATTACGACCAACCATCCAGGCAGGTAATAAGTAAGATGCAAACTCAGACTTTGTATGTCTAGGTGCCATATTAATTATAACACGTTTAGTTTTACCAGTGGCTATATCATTAAATTTTTTAGAAACTTGTTTGTGATGTGATCCTTCAATAAAATCTGGCCACACGTGTTTTACAAAAGCCATAAAGTCTTCACGAATATCAGCTTCTTTTTTCTTGTCTTTCCACTTAGCCATATACAAAGCTAATTGTCTTTTTACATCAGGTGGTAATTTCTCAAACTTTTTTAACTTCTCTATATCCATAACTCATTCGAAAAAATTTTCTAAAAAATTTTTACAACTTTAATTTAAAAAGTCCAAAAGTATTTTAAGGCTATCTATGTATAAAACTCGCAATAAATACGTAACTCAGGGACCCCTTTTTTACTAATAGTATATTGATAATAAAAGAAATTGCAAATTTGCAAGGGGCCCTGGTACCTCTATTGAGGGACCAGGGCCAGAAAGGTTGGTTCTAGTCTAGTAGAACCATATATGCTTCAGCATTATGTTGCCTGAACCAATTCAAATGTTTACGCATTATATCCCAATGCTTGGATGCACCCTGTCCTTTTGTTCTGTCTTCTAGGGTTGCCATTACTTCAGCTAAGAAAATACAATCATGTCTTCTTGCTTCTTCTTTTGTAAGCATGACAGACTCGCCGTTGAATCTGTTCTTACGTTCTTCTGTTCTTTGTTGTGTCATATTATACCTTTCGTTAATAGGATAATCCTACTCTATAAGCTGTCCGTTGTCAACCCTTTCAATTCTATGACTTGGACCATAGTAATTATCTTCATTCTTGACCTTGGCATAACCTTGGGTTTCTCGTCTGTGTCTGATGAACTCAATCGGTCGACCTTGCTCGATGTTTTCCATATGATTATTTAACCATTGACTTTCACAACTTTGACTACAGAAATATTTACTTCTTCTATTATCATAGTAACCCTCTGGGTGGTTTTGATAATCCATATCTAAATATGCATATCGTCCACGAATTACTCCACGCGATTTTAGAAATCTATCTTGTGTAACTCTAGTATGGCAAGTTGGTCCTTGGCAAAAATGTTTGTTTGGCATTAGATTGCACTCCTTTTCATTCTTCTCATCTCTGAGTGAAGTTCTTGCATGTGCATTGCACTACAACTATTAACCCAATCAATTAATTCTTGACGCATGGACTTTTGTTCTTCGTAGGCTTTCGCCTTGTTCTTGCTTATTACTTCTAGATGTTCTTCGTTCTGTTGAGCCATTAAATATCCCTCCATAATCTTAAAGCTATTAAACTAAATACTGTTAATAATAAAAACCACTCCATTAATACCTCACTTTCCAACTGTCTTTCGCAGTTCTATATCCTTTTGCGTCTAGATCAAAATAAGTGATTAATGCAGTTCCAACTTTACTAGTCCAATATCTGCACTTGTCATCAAACTTACCAAATCTAGTTATGTGTTTTTTATCCTTGTTAGAATAATATGTTATTCTAAATGTTTTATCTTTTATCATATATACCTTTCTGTTATGGGACTATCTTATAGGATAGTCCCAAGATTGTCAAACATTAATTTATACTTTCTTCGTATTGTTTTCTAGCCAATATCTTCGCCTCTCTTGATTGATGT